TGCAACTGCAGCAATGGCACAAGAAACTGCTATAATTACAAGAGATGCTGCATTAAGAACTGCGGATTTAACTCTTCAAAAACTTAAGGATCAATTAACTGATTTAAGTTTTGAAAGACAAATGGCGCAAACATTTGAAAATAGTTTTAGAGACGGATTAAATAACGCACTTTCTGGGTTAATTTCTGGAGATATGAACTTCAAAGAGGCAATGCTATCTTTTATAAATACAATTGCAGATGCAGCAATGAAAAAATTACAAGATATGCTAGTTGATGCTATAATGGATGCTTTATTTGGCCCCGAAGAAGATTTAGCTGATAAAATGGAAAGAATTCTTAAAGAGGAACAACTATCCACAAAAGTCGGAGAGACTATAGAAGACAGCGGTACTAGAATGGCCGATAAACTAAATGAAGTTTTAAGCCAAGAAATACAAACCAAAGTTAAAGTTGAATGCTGCGAAGGTAATTCAGGTGGAGACGGCGAAGGATTGGAAGACGCCGGCAAAACGATACTAGGTATTGCAGGAGTAGCCGGGGCAGGTTACTTACTTATGAAAGGTATGCAAGGAGGAGGCCAAATGGAAATCAAGCTGCCGGGCCTAGAAATACCAATACCGGGATTGCAAACTTCTGAGTGGTTTACTGATGCAGCAGGTATGGAACACATGGTAATAAAAGCAAGTCCTGAGACTCTAACTTTTTCGGAAAGAATAGCAGCAGCAGTTGATGGAGTACCTCTTTTGGGAGATTTAATGTATCAGCTTACTGGAGGCGATAGTGGAGGAGGATTTGTACAAACTATCGGGAAGATACTTGCCTCTCCTTTAGGACTATTAGGAAACTTATTCGGGGGCGGCAAAGGGTTTGCCGATGGAAGCTCTTTTGCTAGTCTGCCAACTCCTACAGGTATTCCTTTCGGCCCCGCAGCCGGAGGAGAAGGAGGAGCAGGAATTTTATCACAAATAACTGGTATGTTTTCAAAGTTTCTATATGGTAGCAAAGGTACAGGAGGAGCACCTGCCGAAGGTCTCTTAGGATTTATTTCAAATATTTTCGGAGGATCTGAAGGTTTTGCGAAGATAGGTCAATTTATAATGAAACTTTTATCTCCGATTTTGGCACCCATTTTAGCACTTTTTGGAGGCGGTTTTGGAGGAGCGGGAGGGCCGGGAGCAGGGGCAGGATTATTAGATCTTGTGGCTCCAGTTGCTGGTATGTTCGGATTTGCTAGATACGGAGGAATAATGAGGCCTCCAAAAGGCTATAGAACAGGAGGTATTGCTTCTGGGTCTTCAGCAGGATATCCTGCATTGCTTCATGGTAGAGAAGCAGTAGTTCCTCTTCCGCATGGAGATAAAATTCCTGTAGATTTAAAAGGTGCGGGGGGACAACAAAATAATATTGGTATAACAGTAAATATTAACTCAGATGGTAGCACAACTACTCGGACAGATGCTTCCCAAGACGAAAAGGATGGAAAACAGTTGGCACAAACAATAAGTGCAGTTGTGGAACAAGAGTTGATAAAACAAAAAAGAGCCGGCGGTATGTTAAGCCGGTATGGAGCATAATAAATGGCATCTACAGTATCGGCAACGGCGCCTACTAGCCCAAGTAATGGGGATCTTTGGTTTGATTCCGTAAACTTAAAGCTTTATGTCTATTATAATGATGGAACTAGTGCTCAGTGGGTTATAACGGGACCTACAGGAGCTCGAGGCCCTACTGGCGATACTGGATCTCAAGGCCCGCAAGGAAATACAGGGCCTCAAGGTGTACAGGGCGCAACAGGACAAACTGGATCAACAGGTAATGATGGTCCTCAAGGCCTTAAAGGAGATGTAGGTCCTGCTGGTCCTGCTGGTCCTGCTGGTCCTGCTGGAAATTCAGGACCTCAAGGACCTAAAGGGGATACTGGAACTCCAGGAGCTACCGGTTCTCAAGGCGCTACTGGTCCTGCGGGGCCAACAGGTGCAGATGGCCCACAAGGCCCCAAAGGCGACCCTGGAAATACAGGTCCTCAAGGAGCCACAGGAGCTCAAGGAGCTACAGGAAATACCGGGCCACAAGGGCCTAAAGGAGATACTGGAAATACAGGCCCTCAAGGACTCCAAGGAGATACAGGTCCTCAAGGCCCTCAGGGAGCTGCAGGCCCACAAGGCCCTAAAGGAGATAAAGGAGATACAGGCCCCCAAGGATTTACAGGAGCTACGGGAAGTCCTGGAAGTACTGGACCCCAAGGCCCTCCAGGAAATTCAGGGCTGCCAGGACAAACAGGTGCAGATGGCCCTCCGGGACCTCAAGGCCCTCAAGGTGTAGCTGGACCCCAAGGACCTCAAGGCCCTAAAGGAGATACAGGTCCAGCGGGAGTAGACGGTGTAGACGGTGCTCAAGGCAGCACTGGATCCCAAGGGGCTCAAGGCCCTACGGGTCTTACTGGACCCCAAGGAGAAGAAGGACCAGCAGGACCAGCAGGACCAGCAGGACCAGCAGGTGCGCCTGGCGTTGATGGAGCTACAGGACCCCAAGGTCCCCAAGGCGCTAAAGGAGACACAGGGCCCGCTGGACCCCAAGGTAGTACTGGACCCCAAGGTCCCCAAGGAGCAACGGGTCCTCAGGGACCAATTGGACTTACTGGACCCGAGGGGCCCGCCGGTGCAGACGGTGCGGATGGAGCTGATGGTAGTATTGGGCCTCAAGGACCCGCAGGAGACACAGGACCAGCAGGTCCCCAAGGAGTTCAAGGTGAAAGAGGTTTTCCCGGGCAAACAGGTCCTCAAGGCCCGTCAGGAGCTGATGGAAATACTGGACCCGCAGGTCCTCAAGGCCCTACAGGAACTCCCGGCGCAGGCTTTACAGGAGGGTCTTATACGTATTCTACTGGAGTAGTAACTTTTACTTCAAATGATGGGTTAGGGTTTAGTACGGGGGATCTTAGAGGCGCTACAGGATTACAAGGCCCCGCAGGACAAAATGGAGTAGATGGAAATACAGGGCCGCAAGGTGCTCAAGGACCTACAGGTCCTACAGGTCCGCAAGGGGCCACAGGCTTTGGTTTTACAGGAGGAAGTTATAATTCTTCTACAGGTGTTGTAACTTTTACTTCAACAGATGGACTAGGGTTTAGTACTCAAGATTTGAGGGGAGACGGTAATAGAGGAATCTCATCTGCTATAGTAAATACAAATGATGACCTTATTCTCACTCTAGCAGATGGAACAAATATAAATACAGGAACCGTTGTAGGTGCGACGGGAGCTACTGGTCCTCAAGGACCTCAAGGTCCTCAAGGTCCTCAAGGCCTTACTGGAGCAACAGGCCCACAAGGAAATACAGGAGCAACTGGAGCAACAGGCCCCCAAGGAAATACAGGAGCTGGATTTTTAGGAGGAAGCTATAGCTCTACGACAGGAGTAGTAACTTTTACATCTGACGATGGATTAGGATTTAGCACCGCAGATCTTAGAGGAGACGGTAATAGAGGAATTTCTTCAGCAACAATTGATTCAAATAATGATCTTATTCTTACTTTGGCAGATACTACAAATCTAAATGCAGGAAATGTTGTAGGTCCTCAAGGCCCTCAAGGCCCTACAGGTGCCCCCGGGACAAACGGAACAGGATTTACAGGAGGATCCTATGATGCAGGTACAGGTGTTGTAACGTTTACTTCAACTGATGGACTAGGATTTTCTACTTCTGATTTAAGAGGTGCCGATGGTATAGATGGAGCAACCGGCGCAGATGGACAAGCAATTATAGAATTTGGTGTTGCCCCGAATAGTAATAATACTGCATATGCATTTACAGGCTCAGGATTTCCATCCTCTGTAGATAATCCTACTTTATATTTGCAAAAAGGACTTGAGTACCATTTTAATTTATTTGACGAAAGTCTTCCTTTAGCAAATACACATTGGAGTATTTCGAATTCTAGAAGCAATTATTATAGCACTTTGTTTGGAGAATCCACAGGAATAAGTGATGATGTCCCAGGCCTACTAAATCCAGTATCAGGAGGCGCTTCATTTACTACATCTAATGGTAATCCTGCTATTCTTGTTTCAACGACTTTCTCGATGGGGCACTCTAATGGAGCACATACTCGTAGAGGGTGGGGATACTCAAATGAATTTACTGTTCCGGCAGGAACAGTATTAACTTTTGATGTATCTTCTACAGGGCATAACTCGGCTTATGAATCCATAAATATGATAAGTCTTATAGACTATACAAATTCAGCATATACAATTTTATTTAACAGATTAAGTATAAATACTGCGTTGAATTCATCCGGAAGTAAAAGTTTTACAATTGCTCTCGCGGGTACTTACCGTATAATGATAGCAAGCGGAGGAAAACGAAACACGCCTAATGGTTTTTCTTCTTCAGATCAAACATTTTCACTGGTAGTGTCGAATCTTGCACTATCAAATGGCCAGCCTCTTTGGATTCAAGGCGTTTCAGGATCTTACGATGCGGCAAATGTACTCGGAACCTCTGATGGAGTAACAAATAATGGTGCTTCCGGCGGATCCATGACATTCCAAGTTCCTATGAATGCTCCAGATACTCTTTATTATGTATCTGAAAATAGCTCTTCAATGGCAGGAACAATTTATACGGATGATGTTACTGCAAAAGGTACTCAAACAGAATTTGAAGTCGTTCCTAATTCTACTACTGCATTTTCTTTTACGGGGCCAGGTTTTACTTCTTCTACAGACAATCCGACTTTATACTTACAAAAAGGTTTTACATATTATCTAAATACCTTGATTGGAGAAGATCCAATACCCGTAGAAACTCCCTTTTGGAATCTTTTGATAGATTTTAATGATAGTACAGTATTCGGGCTAAATACCGGTATAGCTACTAGCGCAGATCCTCAGGGAAGTTCGAGTGGTACTGCTATTATAGACATTGCTCCTTCAACACACGCTAATATACCTAATCTGCCCCGACTAGTCCTGACGACCGTCGTTAGTGGAGGCAATGTTAATTATGCCGCCACAAGAGAAGGCTATGCAGTTTCAAATGAGTTTGAAGCAGATGCAAATACTATTCTAAGGTACTATTGGAAGTCTACAATAAATAGCGGCGGGACAACACTAACCAGTAATCCTGCACAGTATCTTTTAGATTATACAAATAACACGGCTATAGTTTTACCTCCTGCAGTCGTTAATGGATATGGCTATCAACAACATACTATAACTGCAGCAGGAAAATATAGATTACTCTTTTTGTCGGGTATATCGCGTATATCATCATTGACTACTGTTTATACCGGCACCAACACACTTGAAGTTGCAGACTTTTCACTATCAAATGGTCATCCCATTTGGTTTCAAACTTCTTCCGGCGCATATAATGCTTCAAATGTTTTAGGAACTGCAGATGGAGTAACAAACAATGGTGCGGAGTCCGGAATTTTAAAATATACTGTTCCGATGAATGCTCCCGATACTCTTTATTATGTTTGTGAAAATCATTCTGCAATGGCAGGCACAATTTATACAAGTGATGTAGCGACGAGTGGAGGTTCTTCCAGCTCATCAATTCCATTTACAAAATTCTATATATCTGCAAGCCAGCCAAGTTCTACTATTACAAATAGTGCATATCTAGGTCAAAATGTAGGAACTTGGTATGAAGCAACATTTGCAAATGCAGGAAATACCGCAGGACTATCTCCAGATAATGCAACTCGAGATCCAACACTGACAGGTATAACTTTTAGTGGAGATAGGTTCTCCGGTTTTGAACAAGACGCAACCTATGAAATATCAGTACAGCCAGAAGTATACGAAAGAAATAGCACAGCAGGACAAAGGTACCACGGTTGGGAAGCAAGCACAGGAGCATTTAGTTCTGCAGGATGGTTAAGTCCAGGCACTGGATCATTTAACATTGATGGTATCACTGTATCAGATAGTATAATTATAACATTTGAAGATGCTACACCAGCAAATAACTGGGTTAGGTATATTTTAGATTCGGATCAAAGTGCTGATTATTGGATTGGTCAAGCAATACTAACCATAAAGAAAATAGGGTAAGGGAGACTACATAAATGGCATATAATTTCCCAGACAACCCTAATAATGGAGACTCCGTCACCTATTTAGGAGTTACTTATGTATACAATTCTTCTATTCCCGCATGGACAGTAGATACAGACTCTATTGCAGGAGTCAGCGGCTCAGGATATGGAAATAAATTTATAGTGGTAATTCCTCAAGATTCTATAACTACAGGAACTCCTGCATCTGATACTTATATAACTTTTGACAGAGGATTTAGTAGATCAGTTACACATAGAGTATTAAGTGCTGAATTCGGAGATGGTTATGATCAAACAGTAGGAGACGGAGTAAATACAAAAACGGATTCATTTTCGGCAAACTTTAAGAATAGAAGTGCTGCAGAAATCAATCTTTTAGCTGATTTTTTTGACCTGCGTAGTAGCAAAGAGTTTGAAATTAGAGTTCCAAACTCAGATGGTATTGAATCTATTTATGCTAGGTGCAAAAATTATACTATTACTTATGACTATGACTTATATCACAGCCTGACCGCACAGCTACAACGAATTTACACTCCGAGAACTTAAACCATGGCTACTTTTGACTACTATTTTGAGCTTGGTGATGTACCTGCAGGAACTTATGGGTATCATCCTCCTATTGCGGATGCTTCATCTAATTATACCGTAATTATGAAAACGGGCGATACTGTAAATGTTCGTACAGTATATGCAGGATCCGCAACTGATGCTAATGATATAAGATATATTCCAGCACCAAATAATGATTCAGGATTAAATGATCCCGACGCAACAGGAACCCCGGGATTAGATACAACTTGGACACTTACTGCCACTGATAATACTGATTATTATGCTAGATGGTTTTGGTTCACTTCTAAAACAGGAGGCGGATCTCTATCTCCGGCAGCTCAGTTATCGACTAGACTCTTAATTCTTCCGGATGCTTTTGGATTTACCGGACTGCCCAGTTTTATAGGTCCGGGAGGCGTAGAAGATATAGAAATAACAATGCCGGATGATCTGGAGCCCTTTTTAGATGGCACCTATAATACTGGCGATTATGACGGACCTGTAGGAGGTCCAGAAAAATTTTATTGGAAAATTACTACGGATGTAGCAGGTCAAAATATTGTTCCTTTCGGAAGTTTTTCTACACGAAGCGGAATTTTATCTGGGCCAAAAAACGGTACAACTATAAATGTGTCTCCTTCTTCGGGCTGTCCGACTGGAACATACTATCTCCACTTACACCACTTTAATACAACTCCGCAATTTAACTCTTCTGGGACCGCTACTGCTTCTACCACTGGAGGCGCAGATACTTTAATACAAACCTCTTCTTTTAATGTTCAAGAAGATCCATATATTATAGTAAGACAGTCTCAACAACAATCCATCGAAGATTCTTTAGTAGAACTTTTTGAAGTAACTTTGCCAAGCGGCACAGTTATATACTTACATAATGGGTTAGACTATGATTCTGGAACAATTGGAGAAAATATTTATTTTCCAGATCCTACTGGACAAACTATGAATGAATATTTAGCCTTTCCCATAGAAATAAAGGGTATTGAACATACGTCTGAAGGATCTGCAAATCGTCCTGCTTTAAGAATGGCAAATCTTCCTGTTTTAGCAGGTTCTAGAGGGGCAAATTTAAATGGAGTAGAGGATGAAGAAACATTATATACTGTTCTTCAATCAGAAGGATTATTTAGTGCAGATGATTTAACCACCTGTAAAGTTACGTATAGAAGTACATTATTAAAACATACTTTTAAGTCGGGAGACTCTCCGCAACTCGGAATAGAATTTCCAAAAGCAACGTATTTTATAGAAAGAGTATCCGGAGAAGACAATGTTTTTGTCACATTTGAACTTGTAAGTCCTGCAGATATGGAAGGTTTAGTTATGCCTGCACGTTTTGCTGTTGGAAAATATTGTGCTTGGGAATACCAAGGTCTCTTACACGGACGAGGAGGCTGCCCTGTAAATAAGAACTCTTTTTATATGTGGTTTGATGAAAATGATCGACTAATTACAACAGATCCTACATCTAGTGGAATTGCAACATGGAGTAGTACAGCAACATTTGAAAGTAGAATTACTAATGGGACTGCGCAAGGAGATTTAGTAAAACGAGTGCATCCTACAGTCGGAGGGTGGCAATTTTTTGAATGTATTATTACAAACTCGGGCAGACAGCCCGAAAAGTACCCTACTTATTGGAAAAGATTAGATATATGCGGAAAAAAATTAAGTTCTTGTAAAGTAAGATTTCAAACTCGACGAAGTGCAATTACAGGGTTTGCTAGAGGATCGATAATTCCTGATGATGAAACACACAGAAATTCTTCTGAGCCTTTGCCTTTTGGGGGCTTTCCAGGATCTCGAAAATTTCGATGAATAAAATTAAAAATCATTTTAAAAAATATGCTCCCAAAGAAGCCTGCGGAGTTTTTATAGATAATTTTAAATTTATTGAATGTAAAAACATTTCAGAGGATACTGATACTTTTTGTTTTTGCCCAGAAGAGTACTTCAATATTATAAGAACATATAAAATAGAAGGAATTGTTCATAACCATATCAATGCGCCTAATACTCCTTCCAATTGGGATATAACTGGATGCAATGCAATGGCTATACCCTACTATATTTATTCTTACCCAGATATGAAATTAAATGTATTATTACCAAAGTTAACCGTAGGAGTTAAACAATGAGAAAAGTTATTTTTGAAGGAGAACTAGGAGAAAAATTTGGAAAAGAAACGTATATTGAAGCTTCTTCCTTTCAAGATGTAATCAAATGTTTTATGGCAAATTTTGAAGATTTTAAACAATATTTACTAGACTCTGAAAAAAGACAAATTCGTTTTATTTGTAAAATTAATAATGTAGCAGTAGGCGAGCACGAATTAACTTTGCGCTATGGAGAAGGAGATATGGTTATAACTCCTGTACCTATTGGTGCGATCTCTCTTAAGGGTTTCTTCAAAGCAATCGTAGGAATAGTATTAGTTATAGTGGGTTTAGCGACTGGACAGTGGGGTTTAGCTTTACAAGGTGTTTCAATGGTTTTTTCTGGAATAGCAGAACTACTTGCCCCAGACCCGGGAGAAGATGAAGCAGCCGGGGAAGATTATCTCTACTCAGGTACAGCACAAATTATAGGAGAAAATGACCCAATTCCCATTTGTTATGGGAGAATGAGAATTCCTGCAAAACCAATTAGTTTTGATATACGAGCAAGTAATGCAATAATTTCTCAAAATAGTACAAATTCCGATCATTTGTATGGAGCAAAAGGAGGAACCAGCAGACAAGCTAGTACTATGAAATTTACCGCAGCAATTGCATCAGCTACAGAATTGACTTTATAAGAGAAAAATATGGCGTCGTTACTACAAGAGATAATAACTCATCCCAGCAGAGGAGAAAATAGAACTCCTGCTGTGGGAACGTATATTGGTGGAGAGTACCAAAATGTTTCCTATACTGATCTAATAAGTGAAGGTCCTATATGGGGTCTTGTTGACGGCGCGAAATCTGTATATTTTGATGATAATCCCGCTGAAGATGGCAAATATGCCGGGTATAGACCAAAAAGAATAACTGCGTCAATTACTTTTGATGGTAGTAGTACTACGGGAACTTTAGATAATGACGTGACTTTACCTGAAGATATAGAATTAGGGCAGGGACGAGAACTAGTCACTATTTTACATAAAACTTTTTTTGTAGATATAACTTCTAAAAGTAAATCTAATTCTGGAATTACTTTCGGACTTCAAACAAATGCAAGTACTCCTTCTCCTTTTAATTTTTCAGCGGCACAGTTTGAAACCTCTACCACAGATTCTTTTGCTAGAATAGCTGCACTTACATTTTTATTTCCTTCAGGTCAAGTAACTAGATTTAGTCTTCAAGGCGCTTTAGCAGTTAATAGCACTACTACTGCTACTATGGAAGCTGCATTTAATAGTGTTTCTACAGGACTATACGATGATATACTTGTAAATTCAACAACTGCTTATATCACAATAATTGAACACCGAAAAGTAACTTCTATTAATAATACTAATAGAACAATAACTGTATCAGGAAATGCGCCAATAGCACAAACTTCTTTATTTTGGTTAACAGATGCAGATACATTTAACTCAGCTATAAGTACGGGCACTAATGTTGATACTACGTATAACGTTACTACTCATATTGCAAAAATAGACGATTTAATTGTACAAGAGAATTTTGGTACTGTAGATCAATATGCATTACCTAGAATTCAAAATGTAGGGGGCTCTGTAGCCGTAGTTCCTCAAAATAATAGATCAGAGGAAATAGCACAATTTGATTATAGAGTGTATGATGCATCTCCAAATACTTGGGACCAAAGTACAGGTCACAAAAGTTTAGTTCCACGCCCGATTGAACCTCAATATTTAAATCCTGAAGGAATCGAGCCACCGGAACAAGGTGATCTAGACGCTTTAGAACCTACTTCAAAAGAATTCAGCGCCAATGATTTTGGATTAACAAGCCAAACTCAAATAGCCAATGCAGATACTATACAATTTGATATAATTTATCCTCAAGGGCTAATATATTTTGGAGGAGACGGCGCTCCTAATTATTACTATATGACCGCAAAGTACAGTGTACTTTTAGAATTATACAGAGGCAGTACTAGATTTGCATTAATAAATTTATACCCCAATTTATTAATGCACCAAGGAAAAAGGCAAGGCTCTTTGGTTTTTACACATGAAGTAGATATTAATCAATTTAGAATAAAATACGGAGAGTTTGATAATTTTAAGGTACATTTTTACAGAATTACAAGACACAACGGCGCTACAATGCGCGCAGACGGAACAAGAATTAATAAAGATACAAACTTTTGGAATGTTATAGCAACAGCACAAATTACAAATTGTGGAGCAACTTTTCAAGATAAACTTACGTATCCTAATTCTGCATTAATTAATACTGTATTTTCTTCTCGACAATTTAAAACGGCTCCTAAGAGAACTTTTGATATAATGGGCCGTTTAATAAAAGTTCCGTCAACTTATACACCTAGAGAGTACTCTGATACAGGATTAGCAAAATATCAAGGATTTTGGAACGGCACTTTTATAGATAATGTTTATACGGACAATCCTGCTTGGATCTTTTATGATCTAGCAACAAATACTAGGTATGGAGCAGGTAAATGGATTGATCCTACTTTAATGGATAAATATGCATTGTATAGAATTGCAAAATACTGTGATGAGTTAGTACCCGCTAGTGAAGAAACGGAGGCTAGCTTATTTGAAATAGATGAATTTTATGAAATTAAAACTTTAGGAAGCCAAGCAGCTTGGAATGAAATGGCACGTACTTCTGGAATAACTTATGCGGAAGGAGACAGAGTTAGAGTTTTAGAGCTGGCTACTACAAGTAGTTCTGCAACAGGGGTTAGATACGAGCCTCGATTTAGAATGAATCTATATCTATCAAAAGCTGAGGCAGTGTATAAGGTTTTAAAAGATGTATCAAGTGCATTTACTTCTATTCTATACTGGATGGATTCGCAGTTAACTTTGCTCCAAGATGCTCCTTCTAATCCCGTGCATACTTTTACAAAAGGAAATGTAACAGGAGGAAAGTTTCAGTATCAAACTACTTCATCAAAATTAAGACCAAATCAATATATAGTTTATTTTAATGATCCTAAAAGTAACTATGTACAAGTTCCTGTTATGTATGAAGATCCTGTTTCTATTGTTAAGCAAGGTAAAGTAATTACTCGAAATGCTGTTGCTTTTGGGTGTACTTCTGAAAGTCAAGCAATACGCTATGCTAAATGGAAGCTGTGGACAGCTCAAAATCAAAAAGAAATAGTTTCATTCGGAACAGGCCTGCAAGGTAATTATGTTAGACCAGGAGATATAATTGGTGTACAAGACGCGGACAGACAAAATGTAACGTATAGCGGACGAGTTAGCAGTTCCACATTGTCTACCGTGACTTTTGATAGAAATGTAACATTTAATGGCAACTCTACATATTTTTTAAATGTTATGTTTAGTAAGCCTGCAGCTATCTATACAGGGTATGATGATGTAATTGTAAATGGTACTACGTACACTTCAGGGGACTATATACCAGAAGCATATATTAGGACCCAAGGGGGCTCTTATGTACTCTCAAGTTTAGATACTGAAGAAAAAGCTTCCAACGCTTTCAAAGATACTAGTAGTGAGGACCTTCTTTCGATTGTTTGGAAAAAGTATACGCATGTTCGCCAATATGAAATTGATAATCCAAGTAGTGCAGGTAATTTTGTAGATACTGACGTTGTAACTTTAGCAAATAGCTTAGTATTCGAAGATAATATCTCAGACGGCTCAGTATGGTCTTTATTTGAAACTGCAGCAAGTGGAGAAACAGTTTTAGGCTCAGAAAAAACTTATAAAGTCTTGTCTGTTAAACAAGAAGAAAAAAATATATTTACAATAAGTGCAGTAGAGCATTATAATGCTAAATTTGATGCAGTAGATACAGACTATGAGCTGGGAAATATTCCGCCTAGTATATATCCTGAAGTAGAGCCGGAAGAAGTGCCGCCCCCTTTAAACGTAAGAGTTAAACCTCTATCTGATTCAGTAGCTGAATTGTTCAAAGAGTTTCAGCTACAGTGGGATGCTCCCGATACAATATATATTGCTTCTTATGAAGTTTCTGCATCTCCAAATATTTTTGAAGAAGGAGTTACTATAAAAAGTACAGGTATTACCTCCATGCAATTTAAAGATATTCCTAGAAATACTTATGCTTTAAGAGTTAGAACTGTATCTCCTAAAAAGAACGTTTCTCCTTGGGTAACTTATGTTCTAAAGTATGATGAAGCTTTAGATGAAGATGGAAATCCTATAGGAGTTGTTGATGATAGTATAGAAAGACTACATGGGCTGCCTGTGTGGGCCCATTCAAATACTAAAGGAAGGATTAAAAGTGAATCAGCGGTAGCGTCTTCCACAACTAATTTGTATCAAGTAACAAACAGATGGAGTTCTTCAAATACTCCTAGTGGGTATTGGAATGGTTTTACAAACATGCCCATGGTTACAAATATCGCAGCAGGAGATTATTATCTTTTAGAGGTAAAAGTAACTAATAGTAATATTACTTATGTTTCTAATGGCTGGAAGAGTCAAAATTGGATATGGAATGGACAAAGATTAGGAGACCCTCCAATATATGCAAGATTTGGATTAAATGTATCAGATACTCTTTTATTTAATGGAGAAGAGTATAAAAAAGGAAGTCTTCAAGAAGGGCCTTTTCCTTATACAGTAGGAGGACTAACCCTAGAATGGTCAGTATATGCTTTGCAAGGAGAAACAATTCAAGGCCAAGAAGGCTACGAAGTTTGGACTTTTGATAGTTTTGATGCAGAACTTGCCAGTTATGGATCTCCGGACTCTTATGCAACTATTACAGAAGCTTCTGGAAACGGAGTAGTAAACTTATCAGGAATAGCAGATAATGATTCTAGAGAGCTTTATATAATTTATGACCATAGTGTTCCTAAAATATTTTTAGGGTATTATGATCAAATTCAGCACGCGGCAGAATATGGGGCAGGGGGATTCTGGAGAGATGTAGGAGATGGAAGTGGAGGCAATGAATTGTCATATACTGCAATGACAGGTACGGCAACTTTAGCTGCAAATTCTACTACTCTTATCGGTACAAATACATTATTTACTACGGAAGTCAGAGTAGGAGATCTTATTAGCTTAGACAATGCATCCTCCGCACAAAATATAGCAACTCCTAGCCGTGCAGGAAAAGTTCTTTCTATAACTTCAGATACAGAATTAATTTTAGAAAATCCTTTTAGTACGTCCCTTACCTTGAGCTATCTATATAGAAATACTTATAGACCCGACTATTCAAAAGACGCAGTGATAGCATTTGTAGAGAGAGAATAATAGTATGCCGAATAATCCAATAAATACTCAAGTTTGGTTAAATACTCAAACAGGACAAGCCGATGGAGCGGGTCCTGGAAGTGATGATACCCGACAACTTGACGTAGAACGTGCCATAAATATGGGCATAGATGTCTATACGCCCGGAGGAGGTATAGACATTCAAGGTGCAGGAGCTTTTTCAGGAGGCAAAACTTCTTATGATGTAGGAACTGGATTTTGGTTAGGGTGTGATGAAGATACCTTAAAATATGAAGTCGCTATTGGTAATCCAAATAGTAATACTTTTAATTTTGATGGCGAGTATATAGATGCTCAAATGAGAAATCTTGAGCTTACAGGGTGGCTTCGAGGGCCCTCAACTTTTACAATTGATCCAGCTACGCACGGGGACAATACGGGAACTGTAGTTATTGCGGGAAATTTGCAAGTAGACGGTACAACTACCACTGTAAATAGTACAGTTGTGGAAATTGATGATATAGCAATACTTATTGGAGCAGAAGCAACTACTGCAACTCTAGCAAATAATGGAGGAATAATTCTTGGAACTTTTACTAATAATCCTTTTATTCTTTACAGAAGTAGTTACGATGCTTGGGAAGTGAATAAAGATTGGACTCCAAATACAAATAATACAAAAGATTTGGGAAATACTTCTAAAAGATGGCAAAATTTATATCTAGGAGGCACTGCAGATATAGAAGGTGCTTTACAAGTAGATGGAAATGTAGTTTTAGGAGACTCAACCTCCGATACAATTAAAATGAATGGAAGAGTCTTTAGCGATATTATTCCAGCAGGAAATCTTCAGCACGATTTAGGAGCCAGTGGATTACGATGGGCAAATTTATATGCAGGCAACGGGGATTTTTCTGGTAACTTAGATGTTGATGGAAATACAACTATTGGAGGTACTCTAACATCAACCGGAAATATCACTTCTCCAAATATGGCGGATGATTTAACTGCTACAGTAAGTGGTTCAAACATAAATATTAATTTAGTTGCAAATAATAATAGCGTACTAGGTAGTGTAGCTTTAGCCCCGGGATCAAATATTACTCTTAGCGAGGCTAGTGATATAATTACTATAGCTTCTACTCCAGTTCAATCAGATTGGAATGAAACTACTAGTACAGATCCTGCATTTATTAAAAATAAACCAACTATTCCAGCACCTCAAGTAAATTCAGATTGGAATGCAACTTCTGGACTTGCGGAAATTTTAAATAAACCTACAATTATTACACCCGTACAATCAGATTGGAATAATGCCGATCCAACTAATCAAGCATATATTAAAAATAAACCACATCTTGTAGATGACTTAGATAGTTTTACAGATACAAACGCCACACCCAATGAAGTAAAGATAAGACTTATAAATTCAAACAGTCAAGTAAAAGGAAGCGTAGTTTTAGATCCAGGAACAGGAATTAATATCACTGAGTCTGCAAATACAATTACTATTTCTTCTACGGTTTCAGGAGCTGTACAATCAGATTGGAACGAAACTACCAATACAGATCTTGCATTTATTAAAAATAAACCAACTATTCCGGCAGCTCAAGTAAATTCAGATTGGAATGCGACTTCCGGTGTAGCAGAGATTTTAAATAAACCGACTATTCCTACCACAGTATCTTCTTTAACAGACGTTACAATTTCGAGTATTCAAAATGGGGACATTTTAAAATATAATAGTACTACTAACAAATGGGAAAACGTAAGAGACAGCGTAGTTCAATACTCTGTTAGTCCATCTCCTTGTGGTCATTATTATATTGATATAGTTGAAAAAGGAGACGTGGTTACTGTACAAGCTGCTTTGCACATTGCACAAGAACCTGGAGGTACAAATGCATGGACATCTACAATTCAAGCACCAAGTGGAGGAACTGTTCCTGCCCCAGCAAATAGTATTGCAGTAGGAACTGGAATGACAACAGGAACTAGTAGTAGTGCATATAGAACTTACGTGGCTCAAATTGATCAAAGTGGAGTTATAAAAGTTTTAAAAACGGGATCTACTACTGGATTCGCTACTGTTGATGAAGTAAAAGCCGGAGGAGCTGACTTTATATTTATAAACATAACGTTTATAAAATAATACTTCGAGACATCCTTCAAAAAATATATCTTGACAAGGCAGGTGTGCTTTGTTATAATCATACCATAGAATATTTAAAAAAAGCCTTCTTTAGTAAGAAGTTAGCGCCCTTCCAATGAATAGATTAGTGACACTTGTTAAAAACGATACAGGACCTGATTTAACTGTAGTTATTGTCAGAAATGAAAATAATGACAGATTTGTCACTGATGCGGCAAATGTATTTTTAAATATTCGACGAAAAGATACGCCTACTGCAATTGTGAGTATACCTGCCGATGAATTTAAATCTACAGATACTCAGGGACAGTATGTTTTTAATTTGAAATCTTTTTTAACTCATGCCGATGTAGATGACGATTTTTATGAAGGAGAGGTAGAATTTATAGTACCAGCAGGCGTCGACGAAAATAATAATCCGCTAACAGATGTTTATACAACATTTGAGCAAATTACTATACAGGTGCGGGATGATTACACATGAGCGGAAAGTTTCGATTTATATCTCTAACGGACTCTTCTTTATTAATAGCAGATAGTTCAGATACCGGAATAGAGATAGATGAAGCTTTTGGCTTAAATCTATCTTTTTTAGATGTGCGAATTACGCACGAGCAACTATTAAGATTTTTTCTACTTTCTGACAATGCGAGAGTTTTTGATTTCTTTTCTAGAATTGTTTATTATCGTAGAAAGTTTTTTGAAGAAATTCCTACAGAAGACGTAGTAAAACTCGCTGTAGCTTTAGCTACAGAATTTGAAGAACTATTTTTAGAAGATACCGATTTTGAATATTTTCATTTAAGACGTAGACTTCCTCAAGATAATATTCTTTTTTCAGAATCAATTAGCACGCCCAGAATTGTAAGAGAAGATGAACTTTTATTTTTAAGTGAAAAAGTTGCTAGAAGATTACCTGATTTAATTGCTAAACATGCAACTGCAGATGAAAAAACAGCTTTTGAATACATTGTTGAGTTTTTTGACGAAAGACTTGACTTACTTCATATACAGAATACACGGCCCGAAGATACTTTAGAGCTTCTTGAAGTTTTAAATGCGTATAAATTTGTTGGCCCGAAAGAACCAGTATATACTAAAGAAAAAGCAACAAAACTTCGAGGCTTACAAGCACCTCATGAAACTCAAATTTTAGACCCTTTTGGAGACGGATCTGTTCCTCAAAAGCCGGGATTTGATCACATAGTAGAATTACTAGATGAAAGAGTAGATTTAGTACGAATTCGTGGAGCAATTCAACAAGCAACGGGGACTAAAGAAGTCTTTTTAATTACTAGAGTAATTGAAAATCCAAATGATAAAATATTTTCAGTTGTACAAGAACTTTTAAAGTTACATAAAAAGATAAATTTAGATCCTACAGCTCTTTCTTTAGATATTGCATATTTACAAACGGGCAGAAATACT